ATTGAACAAATCACTGATTATATCAATGAGGTATTGGACGCACAAGATAAAGGTGATATTGACTACGATCTTTTGTTCCTTTGGGACTCGGTTGGTTCTGTTCCGTGTAAAATGACGTTCGACGGTAAAGGGGGAAAACAACATAACGCATCGGTTCTTGCGGACAAGATTGGGATGGGTATCAACCAACGAATTTCAGGAAGCCGTAGATCAGACAGTAAATACACCAACACTTTGGTAATCGTCAATCAGCCTTGGGTTGAACTTCCTGATAATCCTTTCGGTCAACCGAAGATTAAGGCGAAAGGGGGTGAGGCGATTTGGTTGAATTCATCCATCGTTTTCTTATTTGGAAATCAGAAAAATGCGGGAACAACCAAGATCAGTGCAACTAAAGACGGACGTAAGGTAAAATTTGCAACACGAACCAAAATCTCTGTAATGAAAAACCACATCAATGGGTTGGGGTATGAAGATGGTAAAATTTTGGTTACACCTCACGGGTTCTTGCATGGTAAAGATGCGTCAGAGGAAAAGACCTCTATTGAAACCTACAAAAAAGAACATGCTGACTATTGGAAAGAAATTTTGGGGTCAGGTGGAGAATACAAATTGGAAGAAGATGTTGAATCTCTAAGTGATTTGTTGTGAGAACTTTATTGGTTGATGGAAATAACCTCCTGAAAATCGGATTTCACGGAGCTAAGAACTTATACTCTCAAGATAAGAAAGTAGGAGGTATTTTCCATTTTCTGAATACACTTAGAAAACAACTTACGGAGTATAACTACGACAAAATTCTTGTATTTTGGGATGGTGAGTATAACTCTTTGGAAAGAAGAAAGATTCTTGCTGAATACAAAGCAAATAGAATCAAATCCGATGATTTTGACACAGAATCCTTTTACGAACAAAAGAACCGTATCCAGCTTTATTTGGAAGAATTCTTTGTAAGACAAGTAGAACAATCTGAGTGTGAATCTGACGACCTAATTGCTTTTTATACTCAAAATTCTGACAACGAACAAGTTACGATTTATTCGGGGGATAAAGATCTAACACAACTGATGAAAGAAAATGTGTGGATCTATAACCCGTTCAAGGGACTAATAAAGTATGGTGAAAAGATTCAGATAGTAAAAGATCTGTATGTTCCATCAGAAAATATGGCGGTCTTTAAGATCTTTTGTGGAGATAAGTCTGATAATATAAACGGAGTTTATTTTCTTGGAGAAAGGACTTTGGTTAAATTATTCCCCGACCTATTAACAAAAAAGATGGAAGTAGAGGAAGTATTGGATTTGGCTGAAAAACTTTTTGAAGAAAACAAAAACAACAAAACTTTACAAAACCTTTTGACTGGTAAAACAAAAGATGGTATATTTGAAAAAGAACTTTATGAAGTCAACAGGAAGTTAATTGATCTACGAAACCCACTTTTAACACAAGAAGCAAAAGATGAAATATTAAGTCTAATCAATGAGAGTTTAGACCCCGATGGTAGATCATACAAACAGGCGATGAAACTTATGAGAGAAGATGGTCTGTACAATTTTTTACCAAGAGGGGACAATGCGTGGGTTGATTTTATCACCCCTTTTATGAAGTTAACAAGAAAAGAAAAACAAACCTTTAAAAAACAAAAAAAATGAAAGAACAGGAGTTGAAAAAAATGGAATTGTTGATCACCCTCAACGACAACTTTGTGGTACAACGATTCTTTAATGTGCGGGACTATCAAGAAAACGCAGGACGATCTTTGAATCTCTATCACGAGATGAATAACATCAAGGAAATCATTCAAAATGATCTTAAGCGTAAGACCCTTGTGTATATGACGGACAATTATTTTCAGATCACCACCGATGAGTCCATTATGGAAACATCAAACACCGATGGACCGGAGAATTTTAACATTTATATCAAGGACGGAAATCGGACAATTTGTCACCTTCAGTTTGATGCAAAAGTTTATCCCCCAAAAGTTCGTTATACCGTTGATATACGACCACTTCTGAAAGGTGTTTTGCGTAACCTAACTGACATTTTTTCCGACGAAAATTTAACTTACTCTTACCTAGATTTAGAACTCGTTTAACTATATTTATAGAAAAATCAGGTAGTTTCATTCATGGCAAATCAGAAAAATTTCGGTTATTTAGGTAATAACTTCCAGCTTCAACTTCTCAATCAAATCATCTTTGATAAGAAGTTTTCGGGGTCTATTATGGAAGTTATTGAACCCACGTACTTTGACAACAAGTATTACTCAATCATTGTCCAAATGGTAAAGGAATACCACGCAAAGTACGAATCTATTCCGAACATTGCCACACTTGAACAACTAACTATCTCTGAAATTTCTCAAGAACAAGCCCGCAAGGTAATCATTGACACACTTGAAAATGTCAAGAACGCACCACAGGAGGGGCACGAGTTTGTACAAGACAAAGCTTTGAAGTTTTGTAAACAACAAGTTATGAAGAAGGTGCTTGAAAGAGCACAGAAAATCATTGACAAAGGTGATTTTGAGAATTATGACGCGTTGGAAGAAATGGTGAGAGAGGGGTTACAGGTTGGTAATATGGAACAAGACACAGCAGATGTGTTTAGTGATTTAGATGATGTTTTGGCGGAAGATTATAGACACCCAATTCCAATGGGTATTAATGGGTTAGACAATCTTCTGAATGGTGGATTAGCGAAGGGAGAAATTGGTGTTATTCTCGCTCCGACGGGGGTGGGTAAGACCACAATACTTACCAAAATTGCAAACAACGCTTTCAACATGGGGTTCAATGTTCTTCAGATTTTCTTTGAAGACAACCAAAAGATTATCCAAAGAAAGCACTTCACCTTGTGGACGGGACTTGCAAACTCTGAACTTCCTGCACACAAAGACGATGTGATGGAAAAAGTTAGAGAAATCCGAGAATCACAAACAAGTTGATGCTTAGAAAACTACCATCTGATACTCTTACTATGAGTCATATTAAGAACTACATTCGTAAAATCAAATCTGAAGGTGTGACTATTGACCTTTTGGTTGTGGATTATATTGATTGTATTCTTCCTGATAAAAGTATGGCAGGAGCAGATGATTGGAAGAGTGAAGGATCGGTGATGAGAAAGTTTGAAGCGATGTGTACGGAGTTGGATATTGCGGGTTGGACGGCAACTCAAGGTAATAGATCATCAATCTCTTCTGATGTTGTAACAACAGATCAGATGGGTGGATCAATCAAGAAGGCACAAGTCGGACACGTAATTATCTCAATTGCAAAGTCACTTCAACAAAAGGAGATGAACCTCGCAACGATCGCCATCACGAAATCACGTATCGGAAGGGATGGTATTGTATTTGAGAATTGTAAATTCAACAACGAGTTTTTAGAAATTGACACTGAGCAGAGTGTAACCTTCTTGGGATTGGAAGAAAAGAAGGAAGAATCAGCAAAACAGCGTCAGAAAGAATTGATGGATAGGAGAAGACAACGAGAACAAACACTTTAACTTATAAAAAAAAATGGAAAAAATCTTAACAGAAAATAAGAACAGATTTGTGCTGTTTCCAATTGAACACCACGATATTTGGGATTACTATAAAAAAGCAGAGTCCGTATTCTGGACGGCTGAAGAAATTGACCTCTCTTCCGATCTTATTGATTGGGAGAGACTCAATGACGGAGAAAAACACTTCGTTAAAAATGTGTTGGCATTCTTTGCCGCTTCGGATGGAATTGTAAACGAGAATCTCGCGGAGAACTTTGTAAGTGAAGTTCAATATACTGAAGCGAAATTCTTCTACGGATTTCAGATTATGATGGAGAACATCCACTCTGAAACTTATTCTTTGTTGATTGACACTTACATCAAGGACAAAGAAGAACAAAACTATTTGTTCAATGCAATTGACACCATTCCTGCGGTTCAAAAGAAAGCACAATGGGCGTTGAAGTGGATTGGGTCAGAATCTTTTGTTGAACGATTGATCGCATTTGCAGCGGTTGAGGGGATCTTCTTCTCAGGATCATTCTGTTCAATCTTCTGGCTCAAGAAAAGAGGGTTGATGCCGGGTCTTTCCTTTAGTAACGAACTTATCTCACGAGATGAAGGGTTACATTGTGACTTTGCGGTTCACCTTTACAACAACCATATTGAAAACAAATTGACAAGAGACCGGATTATGGAAATCATCGGTTCGGCACTTGAAATTGAAAAAGAGTTCATCACCGAATCACTTCCTGTTGATTTGATCGGAATGAACAAAGACTTGATGAAACAATATCTTGAATATGTTGCGGATCGTTTGCTTGTTGATCTTGGGGTTGGAAAAGTGTATAATTCTGAAAATCCTTTTGACTTCATGCAAAATATCGCAATGGAAAATAAAACCAACTTCTTTGAGAAAAGAGTTTCCGACTATTCCAAAGCTGCGGTAGGTGTGAACGAAGGAAAATCATTTTCAACAGACGAAGACTTCTAAAATATTAAAACAATGTATGTAACAAAAAGAAACGGAGAAAGGGAACCTGTAAAATTTGATAAGGTAGTTCTCAGAATTAAAAAGCAAACCTATGATCTGAATACAGATTATGTTGATCCGATTAGTGTATCTAAAAAGGTAATTGCGGGAATTTATGATGGAGTAACAACGGAACAATTGGATAAGTTGGCAGCTGAAACGGCGGCATCAATGATTCCGATTCACCCTGACTATTCATTCTTGGCTTCAAGAATTGCTATTACTTCACTATATAAACACGTACCTAAAGAGTTCACTACGGTTGCTAAAAATCTATACGACTATATCAATCCTAAAACAGGTGAAAGGGCGGGTATGATTTCCGATGAAACCTATAAGGTTATCAAAAAACACGGTAAAGATCTGAACGCTATGATTGTTCACGATCGTGACTTTGAGTTTGATTTCTTTGGTTTCAAGACTTTGGAAAAATCATATCTCTTGAAGGTGGATGGTAATGTCGCTGAAACACCACAACACCTTTATATGAGGGTCGCCGTTGGTATTTGGGGTGATAACTTGGAGATGGTACAAAAGACATACGATATGTTGTCACAGGGTCTATTTGGGGTGATAACTTGGAGATGGTACAAAAGACATACGATATGTTGTCACAGGGTCTCTTTACCCATGCCACCCCCACCCTCTTCAATGCTGGTACAACCCGTCCACAACTTTCTTCTTGTTTCCTTTTGGATATTGACGACGACTCAATACCTGGTATTTACAAGACCCTTTCTGATTGTGCGCTTATTTCACAATCTGCGGGTGGTATTGGTATTAACATCCACAAAATCCGTTCAAAGGGTTCGTATATTAAGGGAACCAACGGAACATCCAATGGAATTATCCCGATGCTCCGTGTTTTTAACGAAACTGCAAGATATGTTGATCAGGGGGGTGGAAAAAGAAAAGGTTCAATTGCCATCTATTTGGAACCGTGGCACGCTGACATCTTTGAATTCCTTGATTTGAGAAAAAATCACGGTAAAGAAGAGCTTAGAGCTCGTGACTTGTTCCTCGCTCTTTGGACACCCGACCTTTTTATGAAGAGGGTCAACGAAGATGGTGATTGGACATTGTTCTCACCCAATGAAGTTCCCGGTCTTATTGATGCATATGATGATGAGAACGATCTTAAGTTCACCCGTCTTTATGAACAATATGAAAGTGAGGGTAAAGGACTCAAAACTGTAAAGGCAAGACTTCTTTGGGAGAAAATTCTTGATTCACAGATTGAAACAGGAACTCCATATATGCTTTATAAGGACGCAGCGAACAAAAAGACCAATCAGAAGAATCTTGGAACGATTAAGTCTTCCAACCTGTGTACCGAAATTCTTGAATATACTGACAAGAACGAAACTGCGGTTTGTAACTTGGCATCTATCGCACTTCCCAAGATGGTGGAAATTCCTACTGGTAAAGTTAGGAGTCGTAATAAAAGATTCAGAACCTTTGACTTTGATAAGTTGTTTGATGTAACTTATCAAGCGACCATCAACCTCAATCAGGTGATTGACATCAATTATTACCCAACACCTGAAACCAAAACATCCAATATGAAACATCGTCCTATTGGATTGGGTGTTCAAGGATTGGCCGACACGTTCGCTATGTTGGGTTATGCGTTTGAATCGGATGAGGCAAAGACCCTCAACAAGGAAATCTTTGAAACGATGTATTATGCTGCGTTGTCAGCTTCTAATGACTTGGCAATTCAACACGGATCATATGAATCATTCAAAGGATCACCGGCTTCCAAAGGTATTTTACAATTTGATATGTGGAATATCAATGAAGGTGATGACCTGTCAGGAAGGTGGGATTGGAACAAGTTGAAGACATCGATTATTGAAAAAGGATTGAGGAACTCATTGTTGTTGGCTCCGATGCCAACCGCATCTACCGCACAGATTCTTGGAAACAACGAATGTTTTGAACCCTTTACCTCAAACTTGTACAAAAGAAACACCCTTTCAGGAGAATATGTCGTAATTAACAAATATCTTGTGGAGGACTTGGTTGATCTCGGTCTTTGGAACAACGAAATCCGAGTTAAACTTTTTGCTGAGGAAGGATCAATTCAAAATATCAACGAAATTCCTGACCACATCAAAGAAACTTACAAGACAGTTTGGGAGATGAAGGGTAAAAATCTTCTTGATATGGCAAGAGACAGAGCGATCTTCATTGATCAATCACAATCTCTCAATATGTTTATGAAAGATGTTACTCACTCAAAGCTTTCTTCAGCACATTTCTACGGTTGGGGACTTGGATTAAAGACGGGTATGTACTATTTGAGAACCAAAGCTAAAGCTTCGGCACTTAAAGGACTCGGAGTTGATATGAATGAAATAAAAATCAACGAAGATTATTTGATACAATCGGTTCCTGTAACACAGGTAAATATTCCTGATGAAATCACAACCGAGATGATGTCAAAAGTATGTTCAATAGATGATCCCGACTGTTTGACTTGTTCAGCATAACAAATAAAACTCCAACCAAGTGTTGGAGTTTTTTATTTCTAATAATATTTATTTTTCATGAGACAATTAATTAAAAGAATATTAAAGGAAGAATTTAATGTTCCACAACCAGGTGAATCATCAGGTGAACCAATATCACAAGAACAAAAAGATAATATGGATTGTAGAGTAGATTATCTTACCATAGATGAAATTTTGGATGGAAGAATAAAAGATATACCATATTATAAAGAAGTTGTGGAAGATATAATGAATAAAGATTATTCATGGGGTGTAACAAAAAAGGTAATAGAGTATGCTAACTATATGAAGAATAATCCTCAATCTTTGGAAATCTTACCACCTATTGTAGTTATAGATGATAAGATACAAGATGGGGCACATAGAATATCGTCTATATTTCTGTTGTATCAATATATGGATAGGAATAATTCTTTTTGGACTAATGTTAAATTAAAAGTAGAGTTTTGTTATACGTAAATTACCACATAGTGGTAGGGGTTTTTTGTTTCAGAATATATTTATAAGTAAAATTAAAATGAAGAAAGTTGTAAGACTAACGGAAAATGATTTGGTCCGTGTTATTAAAAGGGTAATTAAGGAAAATAAACTTAATAACGATTTTATTCCGTTGGAATCTTTGAACATAGTCATTAAAGATTTTGATGATGGGTTTGATGTATTCATTATGAATAAAGATAAAAAAATTGGAGAAATATCTTTTGCGAAGGAAAGTCGTCAAAATATGTATACAATTGTGGATGCAAATATTGATGATGAATATAAAGGAAATAGAATATATCCAAAAACGATTATAAATTTATTTAAAGAAAGACCAAACATAATTATCAATTCAGTATTTAGAAGTCCTGAGGCTGAAAAATCATGGAGATACATATTCAATAATTTACCTCCAAATATAAAAAAGTCGGTAAAACACTATAAGGACGAAGATACTACATTATACCAAATTAGATTAATGAACAAATAAAAATTTTTTGGGTTATTCCCCTCATATCACAAGTGAGGGTTTTTTATTTATAAAAATTCACTATACTATATTTATCTGTAATGGCAAACGGAAAAACTTATGGTATAGCATTTCCTTTTAGGGATTCACTCAAAGGTGACTATTTGGCACTGACTGAAACTCCCGAACAGGAAATTAGATCCAACCTCATCCATCTTCTTCTCACAAGGAAGGGATCAAGATATTTTCTTCCAGATTTTGGAACAAGATTATATGAATATATTTTTGAACCTTTGGACGGACCGACATTTGGGGCTATAAGAGCCGAAATTCAACAAGCGGTGGATACTTACATTCCGAACTTGAGAATTGACAATATTGAAATTATCCCTCTTTGGCAGGATACTGAAACATTTGCTAACGGAGAATATGTAAGTGACCAACCCGAATATAAAATATTTGATATTTATAGAACGGCTGGACAGGGTGTTCAAGAATACACTGCAAAAGTCAAAATTTCTTTCACCATAACTTCAGATGCGTTTGAAACAAAAGATTTCGTAATACTTAATATCTAAAATGGCAAATAGTAGAATACCATATACAAGTAGGGATTTCGAGGCGGTGAGATCCGACCTCATTAATTATGTTAGACAATATTATCCCGATGTTATTGATAACTTCAATGACGCATCCATTTTCTCAGTATTATTGGATCTCAATGCGGGTATTGCGGATAACTTAAACTATCAAATTGACCGTAGTATACAGGAAACCGTGTTACAATTTGCTCAGCAAAAATCTTCTGTTTTCAATATTGCAAGAACATATGGACTAAAGATTCCAGGTAACAGACCTTCAGTGGCGGTTGCAGATATTTCCATTACCGTTCCTGCTTTTGGTGATAAAGAAGACGAAAGATATTTGGGTGTTTTAAGGAGAGGAAGTCAGGTAATCGGTGGTGGTCAAACTTTTGAATTGATTTATGATTGTGATTTTTCTTCACAATATAATACACAAGGTTTTAATAACCGAACAAAAATACCTAACTTTGATGCGAATAATGTCTTAATTAACTATACGATTACCAAAAGAGAACCCGTTATCAATGGTATTACAAAAGTATTCAAAAAAGTTGTAACACCTGCCGATTCAAGACCATTTTTAAACATATTTTTACCTGAAAGAAATGTGTTGGGGGTTACTTCCGTAATTCAAAAAGATGGTACAAACTATGCAAATGTACCATCAAACGCAGAATTTATTTCATCGTCTGATAAATGGTATGAGGTATACGCATTGGCGGAAGATCGTGTATTTGTGGAGGATTCTACAAAACCAAGTGACAAACCTGGTGTAAAAGTTGGGAAATACATTCAAACAAACAACA